AACGTTAATTGCAACATTTGTTACGATGCAATTACATTCATAAAATACATTTTTTTTACTATTTGCATTATCTTTATATAAATAAAAAGCACCATCAAAGTCTGATCCTTGCTGAGTTCTTAGCACTAATTGTGCAAGGTAAAATGGAAATTCTGGTTCAAGACCTCTTTCATTTTGTTTATACCCATGTTCATAACGATGCTCAAAGAAAGCATTTAATGTTCCTTGCCCTGAAATAAGTCCTGCCTCATATTGATTTCTAAACTGATCTCCTAAATTAGTTGTATCAACTTGATCTCTACTCGTTGTCATTTCAAAATCAGTTACATTTGCTAACTGCCTAAACCTTTCATTTCTTGTTTTTATCAATACGTCTTTAGCTGCACTAGGAGTTACTAAGGTCAACGCATCAGACTGTTCTCCACTTAAAGCTTTACCAAAAGTGTTATATAAACGAATACCACCAGCTTGATCTACATGGATATAAGCTTTTGCATCAGGAAAATTATGTCCATTTATAAGTTCTAATGTTGAACCATCTACGGTTTCAATTTCTATTTGATCTCCTGTTAATAACGATCCATCAGCAAAGTCAACGCTAAATCTTTTCTTTGATGTATTGACATCAAAAGGATCTAGCCTTGTCTGTAATGAACTTTGAAGAGAATCACGTTTTAACGCAATTTCTCCTGACTGACCAAAATAAACACCCACGATTAGAGATCAATTGTTGTTGGAGCACCGTTAGCCTCAAAGCTTACATCTGCTTCTATAACTTCTCCTATTGCCACGTTTATGTTGAAAGAGGTAATAAAAGCACTAAATACAATTTCTTGATTATTAGTATCTGCAATTCTTAGTTTAAAAGTAACAGCCGTTGAATCTGCGTTAGCTCCATCTCCAGCAGCACTGCCTGGTTTAAGAAAACTATTTATTAATGAGGTCATATTGCTTGTATCTGAATTAGCTGCATCTTTGTGATAAGCCAATCTTGCCGTTCCAGATAAAGACCTCATTCCAGCGATAAGAGTTCTATCTGTATCTTCTAAGGATGTTGTATCAAGAACAGCCTGAGAACTAGAAAAACCAAACGATTTTACTTTTGCAGCTTTTACTTCACTACCACCATCAACGGTAATAAAAAGCTGACCATGTTGACCGCTATAAAAAGGCACGACCCAAAATCCTAAACATTGCGTTTATTCTAAGGGGCATCTAGGCAAGCAACAAAACTACAACTCACATTACTTCTACCAGGAAACACACTTTGTACTTGTGGTGGGCCTGTATATCTCCACCTCAAGGGTAAACCCTCCTTAAAATAAACTTTTAAATCAACTGATGCACCTGCTAAGGGTGAAGTTTCTGAACTTGAATCAAATTCAACATATTTTGTATCTGTACCCCAATCCTCATTAGAATTTTTGTAATTATTTAAAATTAACACTGCATCAGCATCAGTAATATTTGAAAAACTTAGAGATAACGTAGCGTTTATCCTTTGATTTCCATACCTAATAAACGTTTTAGCTCCGTTTTGAGCTTCAAACTTAGCTTCTGGATACGTTCCAGGTGAATAACTTCTTGAAGTAGGAATAATATTTGGAAACGTTACACCAGCCATTAATCCATTACCTCATATATATCTGTATAAGACACTTTACTAGGATCTGTCCTTTCTAAGACAGCTAAAGTTCCATTCGTTGTTAATGGAACATGAGTTGCTGCTACTTTTACAAACCCATCTTCTGCGTAAGTAATAGATTCAATTTTGTAAATACGATCACTTGTTTCTGTAACTTTTTCTGTAAACAGAACATTAGTAGGCCCACTTGTTACAAATCCTTCGCTATTTGTTGTTATTTTTCCTTCTTTAACTTCTGCTGTACCAGGACTCCAAAAGAAAATATCTTTATTAGTTACATTTGCTAGTTTTTCTCTTGCGACTACTTTTCCATTTGCAGTAATTGTTCCATTGTTGAATCTATTAGTATGCGTTGCTTCAGAAATTAGTCTTATATATTCACCAGGAATTAAATTAATAACAGAAGTAGGAGAAGTTTCAAATGTAATTGCATGATCTACTAATCTTCGTGTTGCCAAAGCAATAGCGGCAAAAAGTTTTACATGCTCTTTTGACGTACACCAGTTACTAAAGTCAAAAACTTCTTCTGGTAATGTTTCGTCTGCAAACAAGCGTTCACTTGAATTATTAGGATTTATTTCTCTATATCCAATTATTTCTACTTCATTTTCTGAAAAACCATTCTCTGTATCTTTTCTATAAATCATTACAGCTTTAAACATTTGTCGTTCTTCTGGACTTAAAAAAGAAACTTGAATATTTTTTATGTTGCCATCTGTAAAAAGTGCTTTTATTGGTAAAGATTCTTTACCCATCACAGCATCAAATTTAATTTTATTGGTGCTATCAACAGGAAAACTAGGAGTTAAACTAAATTGACCTCCTAAAATATTAAAATCACATAAATTATTAGCAGCATGTTCAAAGATAAATTCTCTTAAACTAAACTTTTTATCAATTACACCGTTCCAATGAAATTTATTAGCCTTACAATATGCTGATGCAATAGCCATTCTTCCTTTATCAACAGAGCTAACTCCTATTGTTTTAGCTGCTCCATACTCTTCATTAGTTAACAAGTCAAAAGCAATTTCAGGAAAATTATCAGAACTTTCTTTTGTTGTTGTATTGACTGCATTATGTGGCTCGTTATTAGAAGTTAAGGGAATTACTTTTATTCCTTTACTAATAAAAGCTGATAGTTGGTTAAAACTTTCAAACTCTTTAGAACTATTTACTCTTAAACCACATATAGCCAATTTTGTATAAGGAATCTTTGTTATAGCATCAGAATCTTTTGAATCTAAAACTTCGTTTAAAAATACTATTTCATGTTCTGGACCATTTTCATGGCTAGAAGATTCTTCATCATATAAAAAATAATCAGCTATTTTATTATTTGGATTGTAATTTGTTTCCTCAAAATAAGGTTTTTGTAATCTGTAATTTTTATTTCTATTAGTTTCTAAACCTTGTAATCTTTCAGCTAAAGAACTTGAAACACCTTGTTCTTCATTTTGAATACCATTTACTACAACAGAAGTTGAGCCTCCTATATTAAAAGTTAGAACAGTAGATATTTTATATCCAGTTCCAGGCTTTGTAATTTGCCACTCTTTATAAGAACTGTTTGGATAAGATCTTACTAATAACTCTGCATTTGAACCTACAGAAGATGATGGTGTAACTAATGTTGTTGTTTCTACAACATTCGTACTGTTAGCTTTTTTAATTGTTACGCCGTAAAGTTCACTTGTTCCACTTCCTGACCGTTTAGTTCCTATTTCTACTCTCCTCATAACTCCATCTCTTAAACCAACTGAAGTAAAAACTCGATCAGGTTCTATACCTGCTGGTTTGCTAGAAATATAAATATTAGTAATACCTCCTGTGTAATAAATATATTCCCATCTTGTAGGGGTTTTATTAAAAATAACAGCTAAACCTCTTGCAGAATTAAAAACATCATTGGCAGTATTTTCACCTGGATATGCTGGATCTGTAATGTCTTCAAATGTATAGTTATAACCTAAAGTTAAAGGATTAACATGTCCTTCATTGCTGTTATTAAAACGATCCAAAGATGTAATTGGACCACCAGCAGAGGTCGCACTATCTTGAAAATCTTCGTTATACCTTTTCCACTCTCTATTGTTAGTTACAGACGTTCCAACAGGTATTTGTTGAATCGTTGGCAACGTAAAAGGTTCTGCATGAATTGAAATTGTTATATTTGTATTGGAAAATTCAGTAAATGTTTTTTGATATATAGCACCTGCATGTTTCAATACAAAAATTCTTCTATTAGGATTTTCTTTTGATAAAACAAAGTTACCAGGAACAGGGAATAATCTAAATTCTAATTGTTGTTTATCACCAAGACCTAACTGACATGTAATTGTATTGTACTGATCTACAGGAGAATCACCTTTAATACATAAAATTCCATCAGGCCATACATCTTTAAATTCAAAAATAGAACCTTTTGGCTTGATTTGTAATTTAAAAAAACTTAAACGAGTAACAAATTTACTCATACCTCCAACGCTTATTGATCCATTTTTATCTTCAGTATTTAAAATTACTTCTGCTGAAGGAACAGCATTTAAGTTAGGAAATCCATTTATCTTTCTAAATACTTGACTCTTAATTCCTATTTCAGTTATATGACAAGCTTTTGTGTTAGAAGCAGAAGCAAGTGAAACTCTTTGCAAGTTAAATGTTTCAAACGGTGCTTTAATAGCGTCTTTGTTTTGTATTTCTATAATGCCTTTTTCGTCTACTTCAAATTCATATTGTTTACTAAATTCTTTTTCAGGGGACCATTGCCTACCATCTAACTCTGTAACACAAGTTACTAAAGCTGTACCCATTAAATATTGTTGTCCAACTTGTATGTTGTCATCAGCTTGATTTCTGACAGTATCTATAACTGATTTAGCATCTTCCGATCCATAAGGACTAAATTTATTATGCTTTCTTGTTTGTTGATTACTTGAAGCTTCTCGTTGAAATAATTTTAATTTTTCCCTTCTTGTATAAAAAGTAGCGTCACCATATAACCTTAAACCTTCACTTTCTAGTGATTGTTCTATAAAAGCATCTTCTCTTGACGAACCAAAAATTTCATATTTAAACCTATCTCCTTTTGAAACTGTAACTCTAGTCCCTACACTGTGAACACCAGAGATAACAGAACAATATCTAGGATATTTATTTAAAATTTTTCTTATTTTATGAGGATAATGATTTTCTTTTAAGTCGTCATCGGCATCTAATCCAAACAAGATAA